TCAGCGAAATAACAGACTTCTACAACCGAGTTGCCGCTGCTGAACGTGTCGATGGAATAGCAAAAGCTGAACACGACAAAAGCTACGAGCGTGGGTTTGTTGATGGTATGCAGCATCAAATGAAGTCAAGCGTAGACAGGGCGATTAACAAAATGACGCCTTCAGAAGAACTGCACCTACAAGCCGCCGGGTATGCGAACCGGCGTAAAGAGGCGTACCTGGACTATGTAAAAAAAGAAGAAAGGCTGAGCGAAGAAATGCTCGGCTGGATCTGGGTAGCACACTACGAAGGGTGGAGGGACGCTGTGCAGGAGAAGAATAAGTGGTAAATATCGTAGTAGGACTACGACTCAAGCTAAAGGAGAAAACCAGTGAACTACTTAGCCACACATGTTGGCTGTGATGATTGTGGATCTAGTGATGCGTTGTCCGTATCTGTTAATGACAAAGGAGAGACTTGGTCACACTGTTTCGCTTGTGGTACGAATACTAAAATGTCTGAACATGATGATAACTTCAGACAAAAGCATACAAAGTCTGCTAAGGTGATTCCAATGCTTGATGGTAAGTATCAGTCTATACCGCTAAGAAACCTCTCCAGAGATGCCTTAAAAGCCTTTGGTGTGATGATCACTGATGAAGGTGGTGTAGCTTTTCCCTACCATGATGCTGATGGTAAAGTCACTGCATACAAGGTAAGACATGATGCAATGAAGACTGATTGCACTATCAAAGGTGATTGGTCTAAGGCTACTTTGTTCGGACAGCATTTATTCCCTAAAGGTGGTAAGAGCATTACCATCACTGAAGGTGAATTTGATGCTGTTGCTGTGTATCAAATGAATGGTATGAGGTATCCAGTAGTAAGCATACGCAATGGGGCACAATCAGCAATCAAGGACTGCAAAGACAACTATGAATATCTTGACTCTTTTGAAACCATTGTTATCAGCTTTGATGCTGATGAAGTTGGTAAGCAAGCTGCTACGAAGGTAGCTGATCTATTCGGTGCTAAGGCTAAGGTAGTTAAGCACAGACAACCGCATAAGGACGCTAACGATTATCTCAAAGATGAGATGATCAAGGAGTATATCCAGGATTGGTTCGCTGCTGAAGTCTATGTACCTGATGGGATCATCGAAGGATCAAAGCTTTGGGAAGAGATCAACACACCAGCCATTAAAGCCTCTTGTGACTATCCTTGGCAAGGTCTTAATGCGTTAACCTATGGCATCCGTAAAGGTGAACTGGTGACGTTTACAGCAGGTTCTGGACTAGGTAAATCACAGGTACTGAGGGAGATTGTTTACCACATCCTATGTAAGACTGAAGACAACATTGGCTTGATGTTCCTGGAGGAGTCTACTGTTCGCACTGCCAAAGGTATCATGTCTATTCATGCGAACAAGCCACTGCATCTACCTGACACAGCGTACACTGATGAGGAGTTTAGAGATGCCTTCGAGCACACTCTTGGCACTAATAGGGTTTATCTTTTTGATCATTTTGGGAGTACATCAATTGACAACATACTATCAAGAGTCAGATTCATGGCTAAAGGACTCGGATGTAGCTTTGTTGTGTTGGATCATATTAGTATTGTCGTCAGTTCTGGCGATGTGGGTGATGAACGTAAAGCATTAGATGAGATCATGACCAAGCTTAGGATGATTGTTCAGGAGACAGGTATAGCACTGTTGATTGTCAGCCATCTAAAGAGACCTGATGGTAAAGGCCATGAAGAAGGAGCAGCTACTTCACTAGGTCAGCTTCGAGGATCTGGTAGCATTGCACAGTTGTCTGATATGGTGATCGGTATGGAAAGGAATGCACAACATGATGATGAACGTGAACGCAATACCACCAGGATTAGGGTACTCAAGAGTAGATTCAATGGTATTACGGGTCCAGCCTGTAACGTCTACTACAGCCACTCAACAGGAAGGTTATCAGAGGTCACACAAGATGAAGACTTATGAAGATTTGAAAGAGGATACTAAACGATTTGCTTTACAGCAGATACGTACAGGGTCTACAATGGGTGAAGTAGTTTGTTCGTTCGAAGAGATCATCACTGAGATCAGAAGAGCATCAGACTACTTAGAAGCTACTCAAGATGCTAACAGGAGGCCGTAATGGCTGAGGTAACGAACGTTGAAGAGCATGATGATGGTTCAGCTACACTACACTTTGATCTTACTGATGAAGAAGTTAAGATGTTGCTTCAGTGGGGTATCAAAGAAGCAATAAAACTTGCTTACCATGAAGCAAATAAATTTGATTGGGGTTTGAAGAATGAAACAAACACTTAGGGATATGATGAGTCAGTGCTGGAACAGTCGCATGGATTGTGAACTGTTTGACTTTGAGAAGTTTGCTGAGATGGTAGCCTTCCAAGCCAGTGAAGATAGGTTAGATCGCTGTATCGAAGCTTTAGAGAGAAGAGGTTATGCTGATGCAGCAGACATCATCAGGGGTGAAGGATGAACCGAGAACAAATAATCCGCATGGCGCGGGAGGCTGTGCGGCTACCTGAGCCACAAACACCTCAAGAAGAGGCCATTGAGCACGCCCTTGCACCAATATTTGAACGCTTCGCTGCCCTTGTTGCTGAACATGAACGTAATGCGTGTGCGAAGGTTGTCGAAGATTACTGCGGCGCGTGGGATGACAAAGGTTATACGCTTGCCGCCGCCATACGAGCAAGGAGTAAACAATGTGGGTAATGGATAGGCTGTTAGCTGACCACGCAGAGCTAAAGAAGAAGTATGATACACTGCTAGAAGACTATCAGAAACTGGTACACAAATATGAAGAGCTTAGTTCTGGACATCGAAACAGACATGAAACAGACTGTTATCTTCTGCGTAGTCACGAAGGATCTGACAACAAGTGAGGTGGTATGTCATACTCATCCAAATACACTAAAGCCTCTTATAGAGGATTGCGACACAGTGATAGGACACAATCTAATCAGCTTCGACGGTTACCACCTTCGGAGATTGTGGAACATTACGATACCACTCAAGAAGGCCTCAGATACGCTCGTGCTGTCGAGGCTATGGAATCCCAGTATAGAAGGAGGTCACAGTCTAGAAGCATGGGGGAAAAGATTAGGGAATCACAAGATTGAATTCCAAGACTTCACTGCTCTGACACAAGAGATGATTGATTACTGTATCCAGGATGTTAATCTTACTGGTGAACTGCATAGTAAACTATACACAGAACTTAAAGACTTTTCACCACAAAGCATTGACATCGAACATACGGTACAGTTCATTGTTTCACAGCAGGAAAGACATGGATTCAAACTTGATATACCACTATGTACTTCATTTGTCTCTGATCTTAAGACAAAGTTATCTGACATTGAGGAAGAACTACAGACTATATTTCCACCGATCATCACTGAACGTGTTAGTGAGAAGACAGGTAAGAAACTAAAGGATCATGTTGAAGTGTTTAACCCAGGCTCCAGAGATCAGATAGGACGTAGACTTATATCTCTAGGATGGAAGCCTGAGAAGTTCACTGAAACAGGTAAGCCAATGGTTGATGAAGTTATCCTGTCTAAGTTATCGTATCCAGAGGCTAAGGCAATGGCTGAGTATCTACTTATCCAGAAGCGTATAGCACAGTCTACATCATGGCTAGAGCACGTTGCTGATGATGGTAGGGTACACGGTAAGGTCATCACTAACGGTGCTGTCACAGGGCGTATGACGCATCACAGCCCTAACATGGCACAGGTTCCTGCTGTCAATGCTGAGTATGGAGAGACATGCAGACAAGTATGGACTGTAGATACTGGTAATGTCTTGGTTGGTTGTGATGCTTCAGGGTTAGAACTACGTATGCTAGCTCATTATATGAAAGATGATGAGTACACTAAGGAGGTGATCAATGGTGATGTCCACACAAAAAACCAAGTTGCTGCTGGTCTTGAGAGTAGGGCACAAGCAAAGACGTTCATCTACGCTTTTCTTTATGGTGCGGGACCATCAAAGATTGGATCGATTGCTCAAGGGAGCGCCGAAGAAGGAAAGAAACTCATTGCCAGATTCCTTAAGAATACGCCAGCTCTCAAGACACTTAAAGACAAAGTTAGCAGGTATGCGGAGAAGGGGTATTTACCTGCCCTTGATGGTAGAAGATTATGGGTACGGTCGGAACACGCAGCCCTCAACACGTTACTACAAGGTGCTGGTGCGATCTCGATGAAGCAAGGTCTGATCCACCTACATGAAGCACTGAAGAAACATAAGATACCTGCACACTTTGTGGCTAACGTCCATGATGAATGGCAGATAGAATGTCCTAAGCAGTACGCTGATGATGTTGGTAAACTCGCTGTAGCAGCTATTGAGAAGGCTGGTGTTACCTTGGGTTTACGTTGTCCTCTAACGGGTGAATACAAAGTAGGAAACAACTGGAAGGAAACACACTGATGATTACCAACTTTGATGAGATTGATTCTCTTGTTGTAACTATTAAGATAGGAAAGGATGATGCTGGTTATGTAACGATGGATGTTGAGAGTGATAAGTTAGTATCAAACCGTATGATGCTGGCGTTGCTGCACTCTATTGCTGAATCAGCTACAGAATCAATGATGGCTGAGATACAAAGTAGAATGTTGCTTGACAAATTTAAGATGAACTGATAAACTGTTACTGTATTTTCACTGAGGAAATTAACATGGAACAAAAACCTGTACGTATTGAAGCAACCTTGATGTGGCCCTTCCTTGATAAGCCTAACGACATGTCTGGTAAGTATCAGGTAGATCTGACAAACCTGTCAGACAAGGCTGTTAAGGCTTTGGAAGATATGGGTATCTCTGTTCGAAACAAAGAAGGTAAAGGCTTTTACATTACCGCTAAGAGCAACCATGAGATCAAAGCATTAGATAAGAATGGTGAACAAGTCTTAGCACATATCGGTAACGGTACAAAGGCTGTCTGTGTCATGGGTTCATACTCATGGACCTTTAAGAACAAGAAAGGTGTATCGCCTTCATTGAAGAAGCTAGTGATCACTGACTTGGTTACTTACAGTGCACAGCCTAAGCAAGACGAAGAAGAAACAGAAGACGTACTGTAATGAAGCTAATGCCAATCATTGATGGTGACATTCTCTGCTACCGTGTAGGCTTTGCCTGTAACGAAGAAACAGAGGATACAGCCATAAAGACAATGGCAGAGTTGGTGGAAGAGTTGGTCTACATAGACCTCTCTTCCGATGACTGTGTTGGTTATCTAACCGGTAAGAACAACTTTAGACATGACATTGCTAAGACACAGCCCTATAAAGGAAACAGAAAAGATGCGCCTAGGCCCATTCATCTTCATCGTCTTCGTGAGTATCTCCATACTGCTTGGGACTTCCGAGTGGTGGACGGACAAGAGGCTGACGATGCAATTGGAATCCATGCCACGCTATTACGTGACAAATCAGTCATCGTAACCATTGACAAAGACTTAGATATGATTCCAGGTCATCACTACAATCCTGTTAAGAAAGAACATTACTACGTGAACGACAAGGAAGCTATCAAGAACTTCTACCGTCAGATCCTAACTGGTGACAAGGTAGATAACATCGAAGGATTACGTGGTATTGGCCCTAAGAAGGCTGACAAGATCCTCGGTGACTTTGATACTGACTTAGCCATGTATGAAGCCGTTCTGAAGGCTTATGATGGTGATGCTGAACGTGTGTTAGAGAACGGACAACTACTGTGGATTAGACGTAAGGAGGGTGAGCTATGGCAACCACCGACACCATCGTCTACCTAGAATGGGTAGATGCTGTAGCCAGCTCAGGATGGCAACTAAAGGGTAATGGCTCTTTAGCAAGATGTAAGTCTGTTGGCTTTATGACGCATGAGACTGATGAGGAGGTACACCTAGCAGCAGCGATAGGAGAGAATGATTGCAATGCTGTTATGATCATTCCTAAGAGCTGGATAAGTAATTGGACGGAGATCGACATTGAAGCCTTCAAGCGCAAAAAACAAAGGAAGACTGCTGCAAAAGCTAGTAGTACAAAAGCTAAGAGACACTTTCAACCTAAGCGAACATGATTGCAAAAGCACACCAATGGGTACACAGGGCGAGGATGTCTGGCTCTCGACGAATGCACTGGAACGATTTAGGTATGGTATTGAGTGCAAGAACAGAGCAAGAATCGCAGTCTACACAGACTATGAACAAGCAATACGGCACTGTGAAGGTAAAGACAAAGAACCCCTCTTAGTCATCAAGCAGAATAGATCTGATCCTTTAGCACTTGTTAGTCTTGATCACTTCATTGACCTAGCATCAAAGGCTAAATTGTGGGAAATACATCAGAAACAGAAGACTGTAGAGGAAAGTAAACAAGCCACCAGGATGAGAAAGGTTTATGGCCAACATTAAAGTAGACTACATCAATCACATGGGCGATGACTTAACAGTTGTCAATGCTGCTCGTGTTAGCTTTGATAAAGAGTCAGAGGCTGTTGATTGGTATGACACAGAGCAAGGTAACCACTACTTTCCTTTACCTGTGTTAGATCCTAAAGACATCAAACTGATTAAGTACCTAGCTAAGCACAACCATTGGAGCCCTTTCAGTCACTGCTTTATCCAGTTTAGGGTTAAAGCACCGATCTTCGTAGCTAGGCAGTTGATGAAGCATACCGTAGGTTTAGCTTGGAATGAGGTCAGTAGACGCTATGTTGATAGCTCACCAGAGTTCTATCAGCCTACGTACTTCAGACGTAAAGCACCCAATGTCAAGCAAGGTAGTTCATCAGAACCTGTAAAAAGGCACATTGATTGGAATGAAACAGTTGACAAGTACACAGGAACTATGTTAGCATTGTATGATGCTATGCTCAAAGAAGGTATCTGTGCTGAGCAAGCTAGGATGATTCTCCCCCAATCCATGATGACTGAATGGTATTGGAGTGGGAGCCTTTACGCCTTTGCTAGAGTATGTCAATTAAGGTTAGAAAAGGAAGCCCAAGCAGAGACAAGGATCGTTGCAGAGAACATCTGCCGAGTCTGCTCTGAAGTATTCCCTAATGCCTGGGACGCTCTTATGAATGGAGATGAAGATGAGTGATAGTAAAATTAGTTTTTATATGTCAATAGGTTCAGATGAAGACGAAGAAGGAAAGAAGCACAACGCTGACTATGGTTACCCACTAAGCCATCTAGTTAGTATTGATGCTACCTACGATAGTGGTATTACTTGGCTTACGTTGTTAGAGAAAGCCTGTGAAGCTATCGGTGCTTACTACGGTTATGATGTCAAAGAGAAAGTATTCGTTAAACAGTTTGACAAGATCGTTAACATATTCGGACATGATGATCCGTCACACTTTAGTACAGACTCAGACGCTGATGCGAATCCTGCTACTTGACATCGAATCAGCGCCTAACACTGCGTATGTCTGGGGTTTGTTCCAACAAAACATCAGCATCAGCCAGATCGTAGACAGCAGTAGTGTTTTGTGTTGGTCCGCTAAGTGGTATCAAGGTGATCAGTTAATGTTCAGCAGTATCCTAAACGGTAAGAAGACTATGCTAAAGAAGATCCATAGTCTCTTAGATGAATGCGATGCTGTGGTACACTACAATGGAACTAGGTTTGACATACCAACACTCAATAAAGAGTTTCTAGAGGCTGGTATGTCTCCTCCAGCACCTTACCATCAGATTGATCTGCTGAAGACTGCTAGAAAGGAGTTTAGGTTTCCTAGTAATAAGTTAGACTACGTAGCTAGAGCATTAGGGTTAGGACAAAAGACTAAGCATGAAGGCTTTGAACTTTGGATCAAGTGTATGAACAAAGACAAAGCAGCATGGGAAGTCATGGAGCAGTACAATAAACAGGATGTCATATTGCTGGAGAAGGTTTATGAGCGATTTCTTCCCTGGATTCGAACCCACCCTAACATCAGTGTCAACAAAGACCACCGAAGCTGTACACGATGTGCTAGTATCAATCTACAAAGGCGAGGGTTTAGTACCTCCCTTACAGGAAAGTATCAGCGTTACCAGTGCCAAGACTGCGGTGGATGGCAACAACAAAGAAGGAGTGAACCAATTGCTGCCGAAATACTCAAACCAAGCTAAACAGGTTGGTGGTGATCATTACAAGCAGACAACACTACAGCCTTGGGATGTTATCTCAGCATGGTCATTAGACCCTTGGTTAGCTAATGTTGTTAAGTATGTACAGAGACATCAACGAAAGAATGGTAGAGAAGATCTACTTAAAGCAGTACACTATCTGGAGTATGTGATTGAGAACTATGACTTAGTAAAGAGTAAGTATTATAAGGAGTGACTATGGCTTTAACGATTCTGGACTTATTTGAAAAACTTAAGAGACTGGATGAGATCTCGCTAATGGAGATCTTAGGAATAACATCAGAAGAACTGGTAGACAGGTTTGAGGACAGAATCGAAGCCATGTTTGACCAACTTGTTGACGAAATAGATGACACCGAAGAGGACGAAGAATGAAGTTAAATAACTACTCAAGTTTTATCCACAAAAGCCGCTACAGTCGTTTCATTGACGAACAAGGCAGACGTGAGAACTGGAGTGAAACAGTTGATCGCTACTTAGGATTTATGAAGAAACAACTGTTAGACAAACACAAGTATGAGATCCCTCAACATATATACAAGACAGTGCATAAAGCAATCCTTAACATGGATGTAATGCCTTCGATGCGTTGTATGATGACTGCTGGAGAGGCACTTGAGCGTCAGAACATTGCTGGTTATAACTGTAGTTATCTGCCTATCGACGATCCTAAATCCTTTGATGAGGCTATGTACATCCTCTTATGCGGTACAGGTGTTGGATTCTCAGTAGAGGCTAAGTATGTCAATCAACTACCTGAAGTCCCTGATCAGTTATTTGATAGTAAAACTACTATCGTTGTATCCGATAGCAAAGAAGGCTGGGCTAAAGCATTACGACAACTCATTGCTTTACTATACGCTGGAGAGATTGCAACATGGGACGTATCCAAAGTTAGACCTGCTGGCTCCAGACTTAAGACCTTTGGAGGAAGAGCTTCTGGTCCAGAACCCCTCGTTGAACTATTCAAGTTTGTTATTAGGAAGTTCCAAGCGGCCAAAAATCGTCGTCTCTCGTCCCTTGAATGCCATGATATTCTGTGCAAGATCGGGGAGGTTGTTGTTGTGGGTGGTGTGCGGCGTTCTGCAATGATCTCTTTAAGCGATCTCAGTGATGATCGTATGGCACACGCTAAAGCAGGAGCATGGTGGGAACAACAAGGACAGCGTAGCCTAGCTAACAACTCTGCTGTGTATGATGTAAAGCCTTCAGTAGGACAGTTTATGCGTGAATGGTGTTCGATCTATGAGAGCCATTCAGGTGAACGCGGTATCTTCAACAGAGAGGCATCAAAGAAGCAAGCAGCTATCAATGGTCGTAGAGATCCTAACCATGATTTCGGTACGAATCCTTGCTCAGAGATTATCTTACGCCCTTACCAGTTCTGTAACCTCACAGAGGTCATTGTTCGTGATACGGACACTCTACAAGACTTGATGTACAAAGTACGTGTAGCAGCGATTCTAGGCACTTGGCAAAGCACGATGACTACCTTCCCATACCTACGTAAGATCTGGGAAAAGAACACCGCTGAAGAGCGTCTATTGGGTGTATCGCTGACAGGTATTTATGATCATAAGCTACTGAATGATCCTGATGATAAAGCGTTACCAGCAAGATTGGAGATGTTAAGAAATGAAGCAATCATTGCTAACGAAGTTACAGCAAATGCTCTTAATATCCCTGTCTCTGCTGCTATCACTTGCGTCAAGCCTTCTGGTACTGTGTCTCAGTTGTGTGGCACTGCTTCTGGCATTCATCCTCAACATGCCCAGTATTACATTAGGCGTGTACGATCAGATAAAAAAGACCCTCTCACGGCGTTTATGATCGAACAAGGTATTCCTAGTGAACCTTGTGTGATGAGACCAGATAGCACTACCGTGTTCTCATTTCCTATGAAGGCTCCTGAAGGTGCTATCACCAGGGATGATGTTGATGCTATATCTCATCTTAACTTATGGCGTGTGTACCAGCTTCATTGGTGCGAACATAAGCCTTCAGTTACTATCTCAGTTAACGAAAATGATTGGCCTTCAGTAGGGGCTTGGGTGTATAACAACTTTGATATCTGCACTGGTGTATCATTCCTGCCAATGGATGGTGGTACGTATAGGCAAGCACCTTATGAGACATGTAGCAAGGAAGACTATGAGGCTTTGGTAGCTAAGATGCCTACAAACATCAATTGGGATGAGTTAAAAGAGAATGATGACAACGTCGAAGGTGCACAGCAATTGGCCTGTGTAGCCGGAGTGTGTGAAATCTAGATAAAAAAAAAGACCCCTACAAAGGGGTCTATAAAGGTCACTAAGGAAAACTATGCCGAATATATGGGGTTGGTCTTTTTTATCAGGGTTTATGTTAGGGATTTGCTACTCTGATGACTTTGTCGTAACTGACGAAGACAGCTCTGAGGTTCTCCTCGAAGGGTTCTTCGTCTTTGTTAACATTGCTATCTTTAGTTTTGTTGTTGGATGGGCTAAGGAGGAATAGTGTCGCCTCTGCTTCACGACGAAGAACAAGCCCTTTGGTTACTTTACCTGCTGCAAGATTCCAACGCTTTAGTTCTTGAGCAGCTTCCTCCCATCGTTCTTGGTTTATTCTTGTTCGCATCGTGGATGATCTAAGCCTAGCAACACCTAAGTTATAAGTCCAACTAAGTATTGCAGCAGCTTTGTTATCGTGTTTCGTCAACACTGGACAGGCTTTGTAGACTTGAAGTAGAAACTTCTCTGCATCAAGTTCGAACAATTCCTGTCCTCTTTCTTTTGATATCTCAGGATCATATAAGGTAACCCTATCACCGTTCTCATACATTGTTGATCCCCATCCTATGGTGGGGACATTAGCACTACACAGATAAGGTTTACTTCTCCATCCTTCGAATCTCTTGATTAACGGTTCAGCTATGGTGATTACTTTAGACAAGGACATTGTTTTTCTTACTACAATTCTCTGATTCAGTTAATATCTGTAGATTCCAAGGAACGTGAAGACCAGAAACAGTAGAATTCTTTAAAGGTATAATATGGTCAACATGGTGTGTTATACCAGTCTGAAAAGATTTTGCTTTAGCTATTTCATAAAACTCTTGAATCTGTACTAATTGTATAGGACTTAACCACTTAGGACGAGCTTTCATCTTTCTTGTGTATCTATCCATACAAGCAGCATTATGCCTTGCTGAATTATCCAACTTCCATTGCTTTGCTCGTTCTTTATAAGAATCTTTGTTTTCTTCGTAGTTTTTCTTAGCCTTTTCGTTGATCTTTTCTTTATTAGCTAAGTAATACTGTCTTTTCTTTTCCTTCAAAGCTTCTTTGTTCTTTTCTCTGTATTTTCTATCTTGTTCTGACTTTTTAGCTTTATCTATCATTTCTTTGAAGTCTCCCAGACTCTCCCAACAAAATAGAACGATAGTATCATAGCTAACATACCCTCATCAAAATCTGTCCAGCCTGTGATGAGCACATTAGTCCAAACACCATCTTGTAAGAAAGCTAAGTACAAGCCTGCTATCTTCACAGCAGAATAAAAGAATACAAACCAGTACGTCACTGCTGGCCTAACCAAAGCAGATAGTGATGCTACCCACTTCCAGGCCTTACTATCAGACTCTGCTTGTTGTTTGAATGCTTCACCGATAGCATCTAATTCATGCTCTTGTAGACGCTGATAACCATGCTGTAAGGCAAACTCTGCTTGCATCTTAGCAATAGAGACTTCAACATCTAACTTCTTTAGCTCATGCTCTCTTTCAAACTTCCTGTCTAAGATCTTTAGGATCTCTGGAGCTAAACGGAAAACACCACCGATAAGAGCACCAATGAGTTCAAACATTGACAAAGTCTCCCATGATTTGACGAACAATACTAGGGGACATAGAACTTACGTTAATACCTCTTTTCTGTAGTTCTTGTTTTATCTCCTCTTCGCGCGGCCC